CTGAATAGTAATCAGGGCTTATTGAAAAAAATTGAGTTTGGTTTTATCAGTTGGTTGAACTGGTGGTATTGGTTGAACCGGTGGTGTTGGTTTAGTCGGCTCTTTTTTACCTGTAATTTTTACATTGTATTTTTCATTGAAATACTCCTTATCAATTTCATATCCGGCATCTAATAACATCTTTTCGTATGCGATCTGTTCTGAAGGTGTATAATCAATGGAACTGTCCCAATCAAAACGAAGTCCTTTGACCGGGAATCCGTGCATGATCATAAATGGAATAAGCTTATTATTCACAAGGTCCCGGATAAAGTCGGCATCAGTTTCAATTACATTTTGTAAAATTTCTAAATGAACTTCTGACTGACTGCGTGAACTGCCGTTGTCAAGTGTCATAGTGGAATTCAGAACTCCCTTTGACATTTCAGAGTTGGCACGTTCAATGCGTTTATCGTATACATTAAAAGCATCTCCTCTGGTTGTTTCCTTTATTTCAATTTCAGTGCCTTCAGGGAAAAGACCCCATGCAGCTGCACCCATATCAGACAACATTTTTTCGACCTTGGTAATTTCTTTTGCATCACGGCTGGTAGTTTTCCCTATCCGGATAGGCATGCCAAAAAGTTCACCAAATGCATCCCAAAAAGCAAGCATGTTTTTTTTACTGATTGCCTGAGGTGCCAATTTTAGGAATAATCCTAAACTTTGAGGGTCTCCGGCTTCAATACACCATTTAGCCAGGTCACCTGAACGGTAATCAATGCCCATTGATGGAAGATCGCCAATTTCCTTTACGATAACTCCGTATTCTGGTGTGACATGTTTACGTGGAACGAGTGTTGTGTTTTGGAATTGAAGTTTATCATCTATTGTAACAATATCACCAAACTGAATGAGCGAGTGACCCCAGTACGTTGAATCAAGTGCCAGGGAAATGAAATTTTTAAACCATTCGGCTTCGAATAGTTCAGTGATATCCTCCAGTTCTTTTTTAGACTTCTTATCAACAAGTTTAAACGATTTACGTTGTACGAATTTTTTACGTTGACTTATGGCTCCTGTTAAGTGCAGGTCTATTTCTACGTCGGTATATACATCATACAATCGGGCACGCCAGGGATGTTCTACATGGATGGCCTGTTGCCATGCTGCACGCCAATCACCAATGTCTTTTTTAGTAAGATATTGAGTTCGGTTAGCCAGTTCAATTATCATGGATTTAACGCGTTCCTGTTTCACGTTATCCATTGCCAGGAGCATCTCAGGAGTATAGTTCATTATTGTTTGAAGTTTGAAGTTTAAAGTTTGAAGTTACCAGTCATTACGGTTTTTTGGAAGTGATCCGTATTTAATGTCACTTCCTATATCGGTACCGGTTGAATCAGTAAGAGGTGGAAGTTCAGGGGATGCTTTTCCTGCCTGTACATCTTTAAGACCGGAAATGGCACTTTTATAACGTGTTTCGCGTATTTCAAATCCCATCTTTTTTGGTAGCCAGGCAATGAGATTATAAAGTGTAATATCACAAGTGATCATTACAAGCCATGCGTTTCGATTATCATCAGTAGCAGCAAATGCAGTAGCTACATCGAAACGATTTCTAAGGTAAGAACTGATTTCTTCAATTGCGTATTTTTCCGCTTTTTGGCGTGTGAGTTCATCCGACTGTTGAATCACATCAAGTGTGACGGCATCGGTAACGGCTGTATAATCTTCTGAGGTTAAAAACATATCATAATTAGTGATTAGTGATAAATGATTAATGATTATCGGGTGCAATAAAATGCCAGTTTTTCAATATCCTGAATTGTCAGACCTTTTGTAAAAGTACCTTCCTTAATCAGTTCTTTCAGGTTCTGCTTTGATTTGACAAGCGGACGGCCTTTATACCATAGGCAAAAGAATTTAGCACCTGTTTTTTCAAACATCCAGTTAGCTTTTCGGATGGCACGCCTTGCTAAACGTTGACGTCTGCTATTTGCAAACCAAAAATAGATTTTTACCATTTTAATGTGTGTTTAAATTGTGTTTAATCAATATTTAATAGGTCAACCACGAGGGTTTACCCTACCATGCATTTTTTGAAGATTGACGTCGGCCAACGGATGGTGAATATATCTCTGCCCTGGTACGTTTTTGAAGAATGTAAATAGCACCCTCATCAGCATCCGGAGCATCATCATGTGTCCGGCTTCCTTTTTCAAATGATAAGGTCTGTTCAATACCGGTCAACATATCAGGGTCATTTTGCATTGCTTCATTATACCAGACAAAACCACGTTCCCATAATGGACTCACGCCTTCAACCCGTTGGAACTTTTCCGGTTTTTTACGCATGTCCGGACGGATAGGTAATTGATACCCGCGCAAATTACCTTCAGTAGTAAATTCGTCCAGGATAATATCCTGAAGAAAATTAGCCTCCATGTAATAATCACAAATCACACCTTCCGGCATTGATTCGTGCAGATCGTAAAACCATCGTACCATTTCACCTGTGGAGCATTGGCGAACGAAGGCTTTGATATGATGAAGCTCTGTTCCTACTTTACCCCACACTTTTATGGCTTTGTAGTCATTCTTGGTAGTTCCTTTAAAAGAAGGGTCACAATAGGCTACAATGCTTTCGTACTTATCCAGGCGTGGGAGTTTCTTCCAACGTATCCAGTCATTTTTAAAAACAGCACCCTCTGTAATGGGATTATTCATGTATTCCTTTTGGAATGCCCGGTAACCCATAAAAAGCTCCTTTGCCTTGATACGTAACTCTGTCCAGAACTCAGGCCATGAAGGTTCACCCTTTGCATTGCGGACATTAATCCTTAATACATATACGCTTGCAATAGCAGCAATACGTGCCAGTACGGAGTTTTTACCTATCATGTTGCCAACCATAATAAAACGACCACCCATAGGACCAAATGAACCGAATAAGGCTTCTTTTACCCAATCGACCATGTTGTTTACCCGGGCTTCATTTTCTACCAGTTCATCATCATCCAAGTCATCTATTGCAATATAGTCCGGACGGTTCTCTTTGTACCGGAGTCCACGGGGTGACTGTCCACGACCACGAGCAAAAAAAGCGCAATCATCTACTGTTACAAACTCACCTTCTGTCCAGCTGCCAGCATTATATTGTTTACCAAAATCATTAATGTATCGTTGGTTGTATTGAAGTTCTGCCTGTACGTCGGATAGTAAAGTATTTGCATTGTCCTGGGATTTACCAACCAGAACCATCACGTTTATTTCACGTTTCTTTTGACATTTAAGCCAAAGCGGAATCATAATGTCCACATGGGTAGATTTAGCATGACCACGTGCCCAGATAAATGCTGCCTGAATGTCCCGGTTCTCTTTTAGCTTATTGGCTGCTTTGGTATGAAATTTCGCATTAGGAATGACTTTCCCGGTTTCCTTATCGGTACAATAATGTGGAAAATAATAAGCAACAAAATAATCATAATCGTTACGAGCCTTATCAATACGACGTTGCTTATCAGCATTGGATTCTGATTTATTTATGGTAGTCTGATTTTGCACCGAGGTACAATGTTCCTTCCATATCCGTAATGCTTCTTTTTGTTCTGATAAAGTCATAACTGGGTCTTAACATCCCCTTTAGGGGCTTGGGGTTTATTTCGTTAAGTGTTCAGAGATATAAAGATCCTGGTACTTATTAATGGCTTTCACTAGTTCCGGAGTAACTTCTGAGTCGAATGACTGTCGGTACTGGATCCATTTTCCAAAAGCCATAAATACCTCAATAGCATCTACAATATTGGCCTTTTTGTCCAGCTTTTCAATGACACTTGCAAACTTGGAAAGCTTATCCCCTAATCCGGCAAGTACAACAGGATTCTTTTCTGTATTAGCCTGTTCAATTAGATTGTTTACTGCCGTCAACAACTTATTGACTAATTCGGGTCGGGTGATATTAGCAGCTGCTTTGGTTGCTGCCCAGTTGCCCAGTTCTACCCACTTACTCATTGTAACGGCACTTACTCCTACCTTCTCTGCAATACTTTTTTGAGCATCACCTTGCAGGTAAAGTATGCGTGCAAATTCTTTCTTTTTCTCCAGTTCTTTTTTTGTGGACATAATTTATTGTGCTAATGTACTTAAGTGCGAATATGATTGTGATGCAAAATTGGTGCTTTTATGTCATGATTAAAAATAGAATTGACAGAATGGCAGTCCTATTTTTTAAGGTGGTTTTATTCCTATTTCTTTGCAACTCAATCAGGTCGACGAAAAACGTGCGATATCTAAATTTAAAGTTAAAATAACATGAATTACGATGTTCTTATTTCAAACTCAAAACTGAACTGCTTTGGCTTTCGGGTATTGACTTCGGGTATTGATATGGTTCAATTTGAAAAGAACCCTATCATGCTATTTATGCATAACAGGCCTTTTGGTCGTGATACGGATGGGATGCTTCCAATTGGTACAGTTATCAATCTGAGAATTGAAAATGATGATTTAATGGGAACGTTGAATTTTGACGAAGTTGATGACTTCAGCAAACAAATTAAAGCAAAATGGGATGCCGGTACTTTGCGTATGGTAAGTCCGGGACTTGATCCGAAAGAACGGAGTGAAGATCCTGCTTATTTATTACCTGGTCAAAAGTATGCCACTGTAACAAAGAGCAAACTTCTTGAAATTAGCGTGGTGGATATGGGTGGTAACGATGATGCCCTGGCTTTGTATGCTGATGGAAAACTAATAACACTATCACTGGGTGGAGACAATGAATTTTTAAAACCTATAAATATTATTAATCAAAACGACGAATCAATGAAATCAATCGCATTGTTTTTGGGACTGCCGGAAACGGCAACCGAAGCCGAAATACTGGCAAAAGTTACATCAATCAAGTTGGCATCCGACAAAGTAACTTCGTTGGAAGCGGAAGCTGCAACACAACGTGATCTGGCCATTACTACGGAAGTAGAAGCTGCTATTACGCTTAAAAAGGTAACTGCAGATAAAAAGGATCATTTTATCACCCTTGGTAAAACTTCCGGACTGGAAGTACTGAAAACTACCCTGGAGTTAATGGTACCATCCAAAAAACCAACCGACGTGATCAACCTGAATTCAAAAGGTGAAGTTGTAGAGTTCAAGAAACTGAGTGAAGTCCCTGAAGCCGAATTGTTGCTTATGCGCGAAAACGATAAGGACACTTATTGCAAGCTTTTTAAGGCTGAATACGGCACGGAGATTACTCTTTAAAAGGTGGTCTGTAGAAAGTAGTAAAAACAAGTAATTTAAAAACAATCCAATTTATAAAACAATGAAAAAAATATTAGTGTTTTGCCTGGCCTTATTGGTCAATTTCTTTGCCGGAGGCGTAATGTTCGCAGCCGTTGGTATTGCGCCTGTCATAGGTGGGTTAATTTTTAATGGGGTTGCCATTGTGTCACCTTTATTTGGTGCTCCGATAGGTGCATTTCGTGCAACAATTTTCACTGAGGTTTGGACAGGTGAAATGATAAAAGCTTTCCGTAATTCCATGGAGTCAATTGGGTGGATTAGTAGAATACGTGATTATAGCCAGTATGCTAAAAATGATGTCATTCACTTTGTAGACCTTGGTGGCGATCCAACAGTATTAATCAATAACACATCATATCCATTGGAAATTGAAACCTTATCGGACACCGATAAACCTATCGGACTGGATAAATATCAAACTAAACCAAGCCGTATAACCGATGACGAACTGAATGCCATCTCCTACGATAAAATGGGATCGGTGATTGAACGTCACAGTGAAGCAATTAACCAAACAAAATATGCACGTGCATTACATGCATTGTCACCTAATAGTGACGCTGCCGGTACTCCGGTATTGCTAACAACCGGTGCTACGGCTCCTGAAGGTGGACGTAAAATGTTGCTTCGTGCAGATATAATCGCGTTAAAAAAGAAATTTGATACGATGAAGGTTCCGGTTGCCGGGCGATGCCTGGTACTTTGTGCTGATCATATTAATGACTTGCTTCAAAGCGATCAAAAATTTGTGGAACAATACCACAATTATACCACCGGTAAGATTGCTAATCTGTTCTCATTCGAAGTATTTGAATATACCGATAGTCCTTATTATGTAGTAGCAGCCAAAACAAAACTGGCTTATGGTTCCGTACCTGGTGTAACACATCGTCAGGCTTCTATTGCCTTCTTTGCTCCACAAATGATGAAAGCAACAGGTACAACTAAATCATATTTCAGTGCAGCTGTTGATCACCCTGAAACACAGGAAAACCTTGCCAATTTCCGCACCTATTTTATTTGTCTTCCACTAAGGAATCAGGCAATTGGTGCCATTGTCAGCGATATCGTTGCGTAGTTATTAATTAGTAACCGGTTGTCATAATAACCGGTTACATTAAACACATACAAAAATGACTAATAAAGAAAATAGTGAAGATCTAAAAGTGACTCCTGTAAAAACAGGTGAAGTTACTCCTGAAAAAGTTATTGAACAGGTTCCTGAAAAAGAAGTTGAGAAAGTTCCTGAAAAAGAAGTTCCTGAAAAGGAAGTTACTGAAAAGGAAGTAGAGAAAACACCGGAAACTGAAATAGAACAAGAGTTACCTGTTTTCCCTGCAGTGTCAAAAGTTGAAGCAAGCAATACATCAAAGTTTTATGATGAATCGGAATCTCTTTTTAAAGACTATCCGGATGCAATTGCGTTCCACTTTACAAGTGACGGCCTCGCCTTTTTTCAACATACCGATGCCAGGAACCATGCCTCTACATTAGAGGACAAAGAAGTTATTTCAAAAGTACGTCAATAAACCATTTCCGTGTGTGTTCAACGTTTCGGGATACCGGCAGCTCTTACCGCCGGTACCGGAACAATGGACAACGGGAAAATTAAAAAAACAATATGTTACCACGCGTAAAAATATATTTTGAAAACGGAGCTTTAGGCAGTTCCACGCCATCCGATGATGCCGTGGTAGGATTATTGGCCTCCGGTGTGGCAGTAACGGGTAAGTTTGTTCCTGGAACATCATACCTTATTACCTCACCTGATGGATTGACCAAGTTAGGTATTACTTCCGCTGTGAACGATGTAAATGCATTGATATTTAAAACGGTTGATGAATTCTATACAGAAGCTCCCATTGGTACTAAATTATGGATATTAGCAGCTGTTAATACCTTATCTATGTCCGACCTGGTTGATAGTACAAAAACGTATGCAAAAACGCTTATTAATGCAGCAAATGGAGCTATTAACTTCATTATGGTTGCCAAAAGTGATGCAATTGCGTATGTTCCTGTAGTTACTACCGGAATGGATTCGGATGTTGCCCTGGCTATTACCAACGCCCAGGCATTAGGTGAATGGGCTACTGAAACTAAATATGCTCCGCTGTTTACCATTTTGCCCGGAAGACATTATACCGGAACGGCATCAGCTCTTACCGATCTGGCTCTCGCAGCTAATAACCGGGTTTGTGTGATAATTGGTGACACGGTAAGTGGCAGCAAGGATGCATCGGTTGGCTTAATGGCAGGTCGTATAGCTGCTATTCCGGTACAACGATCTATTGCACGTGTAAAAACGGGTGCTATCCCTGTAAACTCAATGTTTATTGGAGCTATAGCTGCTGAACTGGGTGATCCTGATATTATAAACGATAAAGGGTATGTCACCTTCCGCACATTTGTAGGGAAAGCCGGGTATTACTTTACGGATGATAAACTGGCCACTGATCCAACTGATGACTATGCATTAATCCCAAGACGTCGTGTTATTGACAAGGCTTACCGGATCGGATATAAAACAATGGTAAACGAATTGAGCAACGAGGTTCCGGTGACGGACTCAGGTTCTATTCCTGCTCCGATTGTAAAAAGTATTCAGAATGCAGTTGAAGTTGCCATTGAAACAAATATGAACGGCAACCTGGGAGTTGATCCTGGCAATCCAAAAGATACCGGCGTTCAGTGTTTTATTGATGCTTCACAAAACATTGTCAGTTCTTCGACATTGATCGCATCGCTTAAGGTTAAACCTTTCGGATATTCAAAGTACATTGATTTGTACCTGGGCTTTAAAACAACAACTGTATAATCATTTTAAAAACATGTTTGATTCAAGAGAATACGAATTTGCTGACTTAACCCTGGTGTTAGGTGGCAAGGATATCACAGGTTTCCGTGGTATCAAATACACTACCAAACAGGAAAAGGAAGTGGTGTACGGTAAAGGGAATGAGCCATTGAAAATTCAGAAAGGCAATAAGAGCCATGAGGGTGAACTTACTATCTTGCAGAGTGAATATGAAACCTTGGTGGCTAATAGTGCCGATGGTTCATTATTATCACTTCAATTGGATGCGG